TGACTGTATATGCTTGGATGGATAATGTTGAGCTTGAAGGTCAAACCAATCAACTATCTTTACAGTCTGATGAATTTGCTACTGGTACTATTTCACGACCAGCATCTATCATCGCCGGTATAGGTAGACGATTATCAGATGTTCCAGTCATTGGTCCTTTTGCAAAAGCCACTAATTTTGCTGCTGGTGCTGTGGCTAAGGTAGCTTCTCTCTTTGGATTTACTAATGTTCCTTCCATTGATGACTCGGTTGCTTTTAAAAACACACCATATTTTGCTTTTGCAAGTGCTCATATCTCTACACCCATTGATCGGTTGACATTGGACCCGAAAAATGAGCTTACCATTGATCCGACGGTGGTTGGTTCAATGAATGATGATATTTTGGCTATTAGAAACTTAGTTACTCGAGAGTGCTTAGTTTACTGTACAGAATGGACAAATTCGCGTGTTGCTAATGATTCACTTTTGAATGTTAATGTGAATCCTATGCAATTGCGAGGTGGAAATACATCTACGACACCAACAAAAGCGTGGATCCTGGAATCACCATCAGCTTTGGTAGGTTCTTTCTTTAATAGCTGGCGTGGTGATCTTAAGTTTCGCCTCAAAGTTGTTTGTTCCAAATATCATCAAGGGCGTCTGCTCATTTCATATGATCCTAGAGGTACCAAAACCTCTTTGTCTGATGCAAATTTAGTGCAGAATGTTGTTATGGACATAGCTAAAGAAGATGAACTTACTTTTATTGTACCTTATATGCAACCCACTGCATGGCAAAATATTGATACATCAGGTGGTGAACAAATCCAACCAGATAATACTGAACCTACTTATACAGCAGGGGCAAATAATGGACGTATCACTATTACAGTGCTAAATCCACTTACTGCTCCTTTATCCACAGCAGATGTTCGTCTTTTCTTGTTCTATGCTGGTACTGACTCACTAGAATTTGCTAATCCTTGTGATAATGTAACTAATTATTCTAGTCTAATCCCTCAATCTGAGGAAGTTGTACTTGGCGAACGAAAAGCTGAACCTGACCAACGCTACGATGTTAATTATGGAGAAGATATTCGATCACTTAGGTTGTTGCTCCGACGTACTAATCTATTTCGTAGAGATTATGTCTCTATCTCGAGTGTTGGTAGCTATACTGCATCTTATCTGTATCGCAACTTATATCCTTTTCAACCTGGTTACACTAGTGCTGGTATGGATACTGTTGTAGCAATAGATGGTACGACTTCAGTTAAAGGAAATATTGGATCAGTTACTCCATACACTCGTCTCGCTGCTTGTTGTACAGGTCAGCGAGGAGGTATGAATTATAGTTTCAATTTTCTTGGTAAAGCTCTTGAGCGTTTTTCAGTTGCACGTAAGGTTCAATCCTTTAATAACTACTCGGCGACTCAAGCGTCTACTGTGTCTCAAACCACTGCTGACTCCTTGATTAATAAGGATAATTATGGTTTAGCAGGTATGTCACTTACAAATAAAGGTACTCAAGCAAGTTTGCAAGCAAATATTCCGTTTATGTCACCTTTCCGTTTTGCGTTCTGTCATGGGGCTGCAAAAGGACAATCTGGTGATGGAACAGATGTTAATAATATGGTTATTGCTATGGCTGATACTGGTACCATTAATGGTGTTTGTGAAACGTATTATTCTGTGGGACCTGACTTCACATTTATAAACTATGTGAGTACCGTTCCACAATATAAATACACACTTACCCAATAAGGTACATGGGGGGTAGACATCCTCCTTATTGAAACAAAAACGACTAACAGTGGATCCTGTTAACCGACTACTCCGGTGAATGATGTAGCTTGTACACAGCCTTTCATGTAAAGATTGCAGCTCATACTCTCGGTAAAAAGCCCAAACAAGCGTAATGACATCACATGGTGTCACATGGGTACCTTTTCCAACATTTCTGTTGGACAGGAAACCTTACGCCGGGGTAAAAGCCGGAGCATGAACAATGCTAAGCATTGAATCAAAACAGAAATGCAGAGTTTTAAAACTTACCAAATGGTAAGATACTATCGACTACACCAATAGTATTTTATGAAATTTGTGTCTAGTTTTCTTCTAGCTACTTCATTCACCCGAGTAGTGGGTTATGAGGATCCACTCAAAGTCGTTTTTAATTGTAGGGAGATGTCTACTCCCAAGCCTCAGCTTACTGACCAATAGCATACTTGTACACTGGCACAGTAGACACAAAATGCACCAAATTAAAATCAGGTCCAATATTGCAATAGGTTTCTAAGATATTATCAAAGTTACCATAATCTGAAAGCGTAACCTGATAATTATTCACTTTTGTGGGTTCATTAGAACCAACAAAAAGACCTCGTGCGTCTAAAAATCGCAATTGAGACATCATTGGAATATTCACTTGTAAGCTGGGTTGATTAGCAGTATTGGTCAAGGACATTCCTGCATTACCCCAGTAATTCGTATTATTTGTAACAAAAGATTCCAAATTGTTAGTTAAACGTAGGTCCGTTGATTTAAACGAACCAAAATCACTAACTCGACGTTCAACCGAAAAATGTGCTGGTTTGCTGGTACCATGTAAATTAAAATGATAATTCATTGAACCACGAATACCAACATGACAAGCCATCAAACGCTGAATAGGTCCTTGTACAACCAAATTACATCCCACACTACTGGTTCCTGCTCGATTCTTCCCTGTATCAACAGGGTTATTCGAGGTGTAACCATAATGTGCTGGATAAAGAAAACGGTTAAGTGAAAGCGTGTTATCTGTCGTGGCTGCACCAGAAACTGTTACAGATTCACGACGATACAGATGAGTACGTCTCATCAGCACACGCATTGATCGGATATCTTCTCCAAAATTGATGTCGTACCTATGAACAGGTTCTGGGGTTGTTTCTCCCAAAACATATTCTTCTGATTGTGGCAACAATGGTGAATAAATGTCTGTAGGAGGACTAGGATTAGCAAATTCTAGATTATCACATCCTGCAACAAATAGGTATAACCGAGCATTTGCAGTTGAAAGTGGAGCTGTCAGAGGATTCAAAATACTAATGGATAATCGTCCATTACTGTATTTAGAAGTGTAAGTAGGTGAAGCTCCACCACCCTGAATCTGTTCTCCTCCGCCCATATCCAATTCTTGCCAGGCAGTAGGTTGCATATAGGGTATCTTAAAGGTGATTTCATCACTTTGTGAGATATCCATAATAATACTTTGAACCACTGCTGAGTCGGCAGATGTAGTGTCTGAACCAGAGGGATCCCAGGATATGAGAATACGCCCTTGGTGATATTTAGAACACACTACTTTCAGACGATATTGCATATCTCCACGCCAATGGGTGAAGTGAGAACCAACCAACGCAGCGGGGGATTCAATAATCCATCCTGTACTAGTGGTAGTTGTAGTGCCACCTCTGAGATTCATTGGATTCACATTTGCACGAAATAGATAAGCATCAGCCAAATCCGATGGCGCCCAATCTAAACCATACATCAAAGTTTCCCGCGTGACAAGATTTCTAATAGACAAAGAATCCTCACTAATTGATCCTGTTACTGTAGGATCAATGGTTAATTCATTCTTAGGATCTATTGTAAGTCTATCTACAGGAGTAGAAATGTGAGCGCTAGCGAAAGCAAAGTATGGTGTATTCTTAAAAGCTACTGAGTCATCAATGGAAGGTACATTAGTGAATCCAAAAAGACTAGCTACTTTAGCGACTGCGCCAGCAGCAAAATTAGTAGCTTTGGCAAAAGGTCCAATCACAGGTACATCTGATAATCGTCGTCCGATACCCGCAATAATGGAGGCAGGCCGAGAAATGGTTCCTGTGGCAAACTCATCAGATTGTAATGACAAAGATTTAGTTTGACCTTCAAGTTCCACATTTTCGAGCCATGCATACACAGTTACATAACATGAAGATGAGGCATTGGTTGTAGCAACTCGAGGAGCAAGCAAAGCTTGAATCTCGAAAACTCCCAAGCCTTGAACGTCACTTGCAGATGTAAGATTCACATAATTTTTAGGGTAAAGAAATGGTACAACCATTTCACCTCCTTGATTCTTATGGAACTCTATCCAAAAATGCTGTCGCTGACAATAAATTGCAGCACGTGCATCATTATTATTAATATAAGAAGTTCCAACTTGAGAAACATCTAACAAAGTGTTAGAATTCTGCAAAGGCAGGTAAGAAGCAAGATATGTACCATAAAGAAAGGGTGTGGCATTTACCACCACCTTGATATGTAAATTACCTCGAAGCAAGTAAAAGTTCTCTAATTTCCGTTTAATATTTGCATTATTCAAAAATGAGTGCCAAATATTATAACGATAATTAGTATTTGATGAGGTACTGACTGAAAAAGAATCAATTTTAACTGGACGGGACAAGAAATCCTTCAAT